CAAAATCGGCAATATCAAGTCCCATCATATTCAACATCGATGAGGTATCTTTAGTCATCATAAGTAAAGATTTTTGAGTCGCTGTCACCATACGGTTCAATCCGCTTTGCATTTTAAGTAAAGATTTGTCAAAAATACTTTGAATATTAGAAAAATTAAATGTTGATATGCTAGTTCCAATACCACCAATCAATTCCACAAATCCAATTAAAGTTTGAGATACTCCCCCAACAAAGTCATTTAATACTGAGAAGTATTGTTTCATTCTTTTAATCATTCCTTCAGCAAGAGAAATGATTTTTGGAAGATTATTAACAACCCACCCAATTAAAACAACTCCAAGAAAATCTAATATTCTCCCAAGAAATCCCTTTGTACTACTCATTATAACTTTACCAGATCTTTTAATTGCACCACCAATAGATCCTGCTTCTATAATATCTTCTCTATTTTTTCTTAAAGATGCTTCTCTTCTTCTACGAAAAAGAGATGATGAGAGTGATATAGATTTTCTTTTATCCCTATTACTATCGTTCAATGTATTGGCAATATTAGAAGTGGAAGATTTGGCGTTTCTAACACTTCTAGCAAGACCAGTTAATGACTTATTAATACCCTTAATATTTAAAGATGATCTATATGCGATTGAAGAATTTTCCATGCTATCCTACCACATTGTATTTAATTTTAGAATACATTAAGTAAAAATTACTTGGATTTGAACTTGATACCTTCGGTAAATAATTTGCAGGTCCACTTACTGCATCAACTTCCATAGTGGAAGACGATCCACCAGCTTCAATATTAATTGTAGAAACATCTGGTCCTTGATCCTTTGCTACTAGAGATTTATTTCCACCTGCAACAGAAGTTAAACTACCAAATAAATCATCAATTGTATATTTAAGACCGGGCAATGACTCTTCAATTTGACCACCAAATTGATTATAAAGTTCACCCCCCAAATACATTCCAGCAATACCTGCAAGAAATCCAGTAGGACCAGACAATTTAAGCATTAGTGGAAGAACACTTGCACCAAGACCTCTTGCGGCAGATTGACCTACAGGCGCTCCAAATAAAAAATTAAGTATAGCGGTTCCACCAGCAGATTTGAGAATAGAACCAAGAATATTTCTTCCCCCAATTAAATTTGTCAATCTTCCAGATGCACTACTATTAGTTCCACCACCGCCACCAGTTCTACCGGTTCCACCGCCAGTTCTACCAGTTCCACCACCGCCACCAGTTCCACCGCCAGTTCTAGGTGGTATAGTTACTCTGGGAATATTGCGTATTTTATTTGATAAACTTCTAAGAGCCCTACCAGCAACACCAAATACTAATCTTATTGGAGCTAAGAGTAACCCATTTACGGCAATTCTTGTTATTAAACCTGCCAATCTAGCAATAGTGGACAGCGCAAGAGAAAAACCACCGTTTATGCCAAGGAATATTGCACCAACAACAGCAAGATCTTTTGCTATCTTATCACCAAGATTTTTAAGAGTTAATTTGCCATCCTCAGATAATTGAGAAACGGAAAGTAATATTCTATTTAATAAAAATCCCCCTAATAGAATATTAAAGAATCTAGTTAGATTAAATAAAGTTCCTTGGGCTTTTGCACCAATTTTTCTAACCGGAGTTATAAGAGCTTGTTGTATTCTTCTTTCAACTACATTTTCTTTCCCTTCCCTAATTTGATTTTCTGCTAATTGCTTTTCCTGTCTTTGTTTCTGTTGCTCTTTTAAATTTTCTATTGCAGATGATTCTTTTATCTGTGCACTAATTCCTTGCAACCCCGAAGAAAGTGTGCCAATTTGCTCTGTGATTCTAATTAAAGAGTTATTAACATTTGCAAGAGCAAGTTGATTTTGTCTTACCGCAATATTAGTATCCGCATCTTCTTTTTGCTTTTGTTGGTAACGACCAAGAAAAGTATAAGGAGATACTCTATTTCTATTGATACCAACTATTGGCTCAGCCATTTAATTCAGATTGCTTTTGTTTTAAATTTTCTTCTTCAATATATTGTTGTAGAAGAGATAAATAAACTTCCCTCTCCCAAGGTATCATATTTTCAAGTTCTGTCAAAGAGTATTTATGATGTTGAATCAAAGCAAAATTGACCTTAAAGTATGACTCAAGATCTTCATGAGCCATACTTACCCGAAAAAAGCAGTCAGCCCCTCCAATAATATCTCATTCTCAACCCCAGTATTTGGGTTAGTCACATAAACGGTGTGAGAAAGTTTAGGCATCGTCTCAAAGAATTTTTCAATCTCTTGAAATTGCTTCGAACTTAATTGTTCCAAAAATTCTTTCAGTTCCTTTTTGGTGCAATCAGACGCTAACCAAGATTCTTCCTCCGTATATACTTGCTCGACACACGAACAAATTAAATCAAAAGTGTTATCAACTGTTATTTCTTGCGAACTAAAATTATTCTTGATAAATTCATCAAGAGAAGGATACTTCATACGAAGAACTAGTTCACTGTCAAGTTTAATGTCTTTACTATGACCCTTTCCTTTTTGAATTTTTATATCATCTAGATTGATAACCGTTGGAACTTTAGTTGTACCATCATCGGGACAAGTAACAAGCACTTCTACCTCTTCCCCAACAGACTTACCTCTAATATTAAGGAAAAGATATTCAATATCAAATGTTGATAGTTGATCTACCTTGACACCACGAGTAATGATACAACTAGAGATTACATCTTTAATTGCATTCGTAATTTGTTTCTCATCTTCACTCTCCATGGCGATGATAAGAATTTTTTCTTCTTTGACTAGAAATGGTCTATATTTAATTTTCTTTCCAGTCGAAGGTAGTTCCAACTCATAAGTTGGTGTAGAGATCTTTGGTAAAGGCATAACAACCCAAAAAGTTCAGTTGTAATTATTTATCGCTATATTTAGAATCCTAATTGTCTCCTACCAACTCCAGTATTAAACTGCGGATCATTTGGATCATATCCGGTAATAGATCCTCTGTATTCCATAGATTCTCCATTCCACGCATTTTCATTGAAAGGAATTACATTAGTTTCAGAATCAATAGATTCTCTATTTTTTTCCCAAATACTCCCACTATCTTTATTATTATCAGTCCCCCTACTAATAGAGTAACTATCAAACTTCCCAGCAATATACCTGTCGAAACTAAAGGTTGCCGTTGCCTTTAAGACCTCGGAGTTTTCATACTTAACAGTTGTTGAAGATAAATCAATTGGAAACATTCCATAGAAAGTATATTCTATCTCTTCTTTATAGTCTCTATCAAATTTAATGATTTTAGTTTGATTTGACTTATAAGAATCCGGATATTCCATTCTATAGTAATACCCAGCGTTACTCTGTTTCTGCCCAGATCCATTTCCAATGAATTCAATCCAATGATCTAAGAATTTCAGAGTCTTATATTCATTGTCAACATAAAATTCTAACTGAATCTGAGTAAACAGTCTAGTATGTGCCATCTTCTCAGAGACACCCATGAAGTTTCCAACAATGTCAGCTGTTGCAAGTCTACTCCCAGGAAGAACTGCTGAATAGCAAAGTAATCCAGATGTTTCAGTAATAAATCTATACCCAACACCTCTCACATTTAAGTGCTGCCTCAATGGAGTTGGTAGCCCAGAAAAGATCACTTGATAGTGAGATGACTGTGCTAAATTACTTAATGTTGGTTTAAAATCAGATATTCTGCGGGGTCTTACCACTCTAAATACCTTATACGAGTCTTACATTATTAAGTATTTAGATGGCATATAAAGGTTATTTTGACACCGACAAGATTTCTGAGGCTTTAGATATGCCAAGTCTCGGAAAGATTTGGATTGACACCTCTGAAGATGGATATGTAAAGGGTTATGGTATGGTCCATAATAGACCACACACCGCTGCCGCCAAACAAAAAATGCGTGAAACTGGAAAACCAACACTACACAAAGCGGGGACTATTATATCACCAAACGGTGAAAAAGTCAAGTTTAGTTGTCTTACCCACTTCTGTAAAGAGTATGGTCTATCTACAGGTCATGTCTCTGAACTATTGAGTGGTAAGAGAAAAAGTGTAAAGGGTTGGACTTATGGCGTATAAAGGAAAGTATCAACCTTCTAACCCAAAGAAGTATGTTGGCGACCCAACCAACATCATCTATAGGTCGTTATGGGAAAGACGCTTTATGCGTTATTGTGACAATACGCAATCCATAATAGAATGGGGCAGTGAAGAAATGTTTGTGTGGTATAAGTCTCCAATAGACAACAGACCTCATAGATACTTTCCAGACTTTTATATCAAAGTAAAAGAGGCATCTGGTAAGATTAAAAAATATATCATTGAAATCAAACCTCAAAGACAAACTGCTCCTCCACCAAAACCAAAAAGACAAACTCAAGGATATATTCGTGAGGCTTATGAATATGCAAGAAACCAGGCGAAGTGGGAAGCAGCAAAGGAATGGTGTCTTGACAGAGGTTATGAGTTTAGAGTCTTCACAGAAAAAGAACTTGGTATTAAATAATGGCAAAAAGACCAACAGATACTGATACTAACCGTAACCGTATTCGCGTGGTCACCGATAATCTTGTCGGCAATGAAGACCCCGATGATATTATGATAGAGTTGTTGGAGATATTAAAATATTCCGAAATTTCCCCACAAGAAGTGCAGTCTGGAAAATTTTATATCTTTGTTTATAATCCCAAAACACCAAATATTCAATATGATCAAAATCCCTTCGTCGCTGTTACTGATATATTTAAGTGGGGTTTTCGTGGTCTCAATTTTCATTGGGATGGGAAAATGAGACAATACACATGGAATGAAATTGCCGGAGGAATATATCAAGTTTATCCATCAGAGATAAAAGATCTACAACAACTCCCTTTTGCAAGGTTTCGTCTAAATAACTAAAAAGTTGCTATAAATGGCACACAACGATCTACATCCAAAAGAAGTAAGAAATAATACATCTCGTCTGGGACAAAAAAAGACTACTACAACTAATAAAAATGGTGTAGATTCTTCTACAAGATCCTTGAGATATCCATATGCATTGATGGATTCCAATACAGACTATTTAAAAATTGAAATTGCCAAATATGAAGCACCTGGTTTAAATATTGGAGCACTAACCAAAGTATCTGAGGTCACAGATAAAGAGAAAAATAAAAGAACTGAAATTGTAACAAGTGAAGAATTTTCATCACAAATACAAAAATTATCTACTCAAACAGGAACCAGAAAAAATAGAGAAAGTTTAAAATCACCACTCCATACGATATTATTACCAATTCCACAACAAATTTCAGATTCTACATCAGTAAATTGGGATAATAGCACATTAAATGCAGCTGAAGCATTTGGTGTTGCTGCAGCAGGAAAAATAATGGGTAGTGAAAATTTAAAGGATGCTACTGCTAATGCAACAGCAGCAGTTAATGCTTTGATGGATGTATTACGTACTGATGTTGCTGGAAATGCTCAAGTAAGGCAAGCAATTACTGCGGCACTATCCGGTCAAGCAATTGGTGCTTTAGGAGGAAATGTTAGTGGTTCTCAGTTAGTCTCCAGAGCAACAGGACAAGTCTTCAATCCAAACTTAGAATTGTTGTTTCAAGGAGTTGATCTTAGAACATTTCCATTTACATTTGAATTTTTCCCAAGAAGTGCTAAAGAAGCAGGTGAAGTTAAAAAAATTATAAGAACTTTAAAGATGTCTATGAGTGCTAGAAAAAATGGAAGTTCTGGTATTTTTATTTCTGCACCAAATGTATTTCAATTGACATATATGAAGGGAAATTCTAAACATCCTTTTTTGAATAAATTTTTGCCGATGGCATTAACCGGAATGAATTTATCATATACTGGTTCAAATACATATTCAACATTTTATGATGGAACGCCAACCCACATGAAAATGGATTTAACATTTAAAGAACTAAACCCAGTATACTTCGAAGATTACGACGAATTATTAAATTCAGGAGACCAATCAGTAGGATACTAAAATGTCATACTTCAGAGAGCTACCAGACTTATTTTATCAGTCACCATTACAATCTCGAAACTCTTCTACAGAGTATATACGTGTTAAAAATTTGTTTAGAAGAGTAAAACTTCGTGATGATTTACAAAATGTTTTTACTCTCTTCAACAAATATGAAATAAATCAAGGGGAAAGACCAGATACGGTAGCAGAAGATTTATATGGTTCTGCAGATCTTGATTGGGTTGTAATGTTAACTGCTGGAATTATCAACGTTAGAGATCAATGGCCACTTTCAGACTATGAGTTGTATAGATATGCAGAAAACAAATACGAAAAAAACTTAAATTCCATTCGTTTTTATGAGACTATAGAGGTGAAAGATTCCAATGGAAGACTAATTCTTCCAAAGGGAAAAGTTGTTGACTCTGGTTTTACTATTCCAAATCCTTCCAATCCTTTAACAAACTTAAATCCAGTCACAGGAATCTCAAACTATGAGTATGAGGTTAGAAGAAATGATGAAAAGCGTTTCATTTATATTTTAAAACCAGAGTACTTACAACTTTATCTTAGCGACTTGAGAAGAATTATGCAATATGAAAAGTCTTCACAATATATTAATAGAAGACTTGCTTCAACAGAAAACACCAGGAATACTTTACCATAATAAATCTAGTTTCTTATCAAACATCATAACGTATCGGTGCTTGCGGGAGCGTTCTTTCCATTCTCCCTCGGCACCTTTTACTTTGCCACGAGAGTG